CCGGGAGCGGACGAGGACGCTTCTGTCTCCACTACGGAGGCCATGTCGTTTTCTACGCCATCGAAACTTTCATTTGGTATCGTGTCGGAACCGACCATTACCTGTGAGCCGAACCACTGGGGCTTGACTGGGGAATATGTCACCGTAGATACACAGGAGGTTGCATTCTGGTCTGCGGAAATGAGTGGTGATGACTGCGCCTTTACAAATAAGCCAGTCATCACGTTTGAAATGGACCAGCAGTATTCCTCCGTCGGCATTACATTGGTGTTTGACACGGCCTCTGGCGACTATTGCCCGTCGGTCAACATCAAGTGGTATCAGGGGGAATCTCTAAAGGCGGACGTGGACTTCACACCCAATGCAGCAACGTATTTCTGCAATCGGAAAGTGCAGAGCTATGACAAAGTGGTCATTACCCTGGGCAGCACGAATCTTCCCAACCGGCGGGCGAAACTGGAACATATTATTTTCGGCGTCTACCGCTATTTTGGGATGTCTGAACTGCGGTCCGCTTCCATCACCAACGAAATGAGCCTGATTTCCACGGAAATGCCAATCTCTACAATGAACTGGACGTTAGACAGCCGGGAAGACGTGGACTTTATGTTCCAGCTGAAGCAGCCTGTAGAGGTCAGGAACGACGATAAACTGATCGGCGTGTACTACATTGACAGCCACACCAGACAGGCGCAAAACCTGTACACAATCGACTGTCAGGACGCTTTTGGAGTGCTGGATGACAGCCCCTTCCCTGGAGGCGTGTACAACGAAAAATCAGCGAAATCTCTATTGGAAGAGATCGTGAATGGACAGTTTTCCATCCAGTATGATGCAGATGTTGAGGACACGGCTTTGACAGGAGTTATTACATCCGGAACTATCCGGACGGCTATACAGCAGGTGTTATTTGCGTGGGGCGTGTGCGTGTCAACTGATGGGCGGGACGGCATCCGAGTATTTAATTTGCCGGGGACTCCTGACGCCATCACAGAGGATTACACGTTTACTGGAGTCACCGTGGACACCAGCGCGCTTGTGACAGAGGTTAGAGTGACCGCCCATGTATATACTCAGGCCGAGAACGGAGGCGTGGAGATCAACGGCGTCAAATACGACGATTCAAAAACAGTTTACACCATTACTAACCCGGATGTAATTGCCACCGATAAGCAAAATGTTATTGAGGTTGGGGACGCCACGCTGGTTTCGCCGGATATCGGGCAAGCAACGGCACAGAGGGTCTATGACTACTATACAAAACGGAT